TTTTCCCTTGCGAGTCTAGATTTCTTGTCTCAACCCTGAATTTGTTAATCTGCGCTTGTTTAAAATTAAGCTCAGAAAGTCTTGTGTTTAATTCAGTGTCAGCTTGAATCTGCTCTTTTTTTGCCTTGGAGATTTCATCGGTAGCAGTTTGAACTTTTATTCTTGCCTCTGCCTCTGCTTTATCTGCCTTTGATTTTGCTTCTGAAACCTCAGACGGCGCTTTTGCAATTTGCAAAAATCTTTCAGGATTAAGTGAAGACGCAATAAATGCTGATGACGCTTGAGCGATTTTTGGGTCTTTTTCTAATTGTGCTTTTAACTCAATGTAATCACTTGCGTCTTTTCCTGAGTTTTGAAATGCCTGTATCTTTGTATCTAGCAGGTTTTTAGCGTAATCCACATTTCCATTTGAAATTGAATTATAGATTTTTGAAGCGTCATTAAATGCGCTTTTTTGCTGTTCTTCTGTAATTAATTTTCCACCTGCAAGAATGGCCTCTCTCTGCGATGGGTATTTAATTGCCAATTGGCCAAACGCTTCTGAAGTTCCCGATTTGAAAGCGTCTTGCATATCTTTAGAGTATTGCTCTTTTAATTTGAGCGCGTTTTCAGCCTCTTGTCGTTGTGCTTGAATATCAGAAATTGCCGAACCTGTTTGTAAACCCGATAAAAAGTTTTTCATTAAATCAGGTTGATTTTGTGGCATGTAATTAATTGGTTGCATTTTTTACTCTTTAAAAAGGTTTCCATCCAAGGCCGCCAGCAATTCCAGCCATTCCAGCAACGCTGCCCAATGTTTGCTGCAATTGACCGCCTTTTGCAATTTGACCGCCTGCCAATGCTGCACCTTGCTGCGCCAATAAATTTCCAATCGCTCCAGCCGATTGCATCCCGGCTCCTGCCTGCCCTGCTGCTGACGCTTGGCCAAGAGATGTAAGGCCACCAAGGTTCGTATATCGCTGCTGCACTAATTGGTTTAATAATCCTGGGCGAAACTGTGCTAATGCGCCCTGAATGTTTCCACCTCGTAAACCACCGGTAGCACTGGCCTGCTGCAATAATGCGTTCTCCCCTTGTTGTTGCATGGCCAGAAATTCGGGTGACTGCTGAATTCCTGCATACGCCGCTTTTTGAGCCTCTGCACCCTGCAATCCTAAAATGGCCTGCTGTTGCCCAAGCGCTCCGGATCCAGCAGTAACGTATGGCGACATTAATTCGGTTAGTTTATCAAATTGCCTACGTTGCTCTGATATTCCTGCTTGTGCCGAACCCGCCTGAGTCTGCGCCGCTTCTTGTGCTGCATCTGCTTGTTGTTTTGCCCCACCAATAGCCGCACCAAGGCCGGCACCAACAGCAGCGCCTTTCGGCCCGCCGATCATAAACCCTGCCGCAGCACCAGCAGCAGGAAGAACAAAACTTCCAACCGATTTTACTACTGAACCCATAATTCACCCCTTAAAATTCTAAATTGCAAAACATTCTGAACTTGTCCATTTTTAATGTTTGCATTTTGTTTTAAACCTTCAATTACAAAACCAATTTTCATGCAAAAATTAATTACTTTTTGTGCAGAATGTATTACAGTAGTTGAAACTCTAAATACACTTCTTGTCTGAAAAATCATTTTTATAAAAGCAATTGCCAATTCTCTTGAGTGCTTTCTTGAATGTTTTTTTAAAAGCGAATGAAGTTCACTTTCAAGCGGTGATCTAATTACCTCGACAAAACATCCAGCAAATTTATCATCAACATAGGCAGAATAATAAACAACGCTATTATCAATAATTGGTTCTTTTATATCATAATCACAAAATGAAGAAAGAATATATTTATCAGAGTAAACATCATTCAGTTCTTCATTTGTTGAGTTTTTGACTATTTCAATCTTCGGAATCAAACTCTTTTTCTTCCCATGCTTGGCAGGTTCTCAGGTTATGGCAAATGAAATCAAATTTGTGACAATAGCCACGGCCACCGCCATCTTTGTCTAAATCATTTAGCGGTATCTTTTCCATTTTGGCCATCATATCGGGAGTATTATCAAAATACTCGCAATTAGCGCAAAATCTCCTTCTGGCTTCTGATTCTGAAACACTCCACGCCTTTGATAATTCAATCCAAAATTGTTTATTGTCTTTTGGGTAGATTGAGGTTTTTTCAGGCCCAAGATGCCAATTAACTTTGACCATTTCTAAATTTTTGTTGTTTTCTTTTTCAGAGATGAATGGTTCCTCTGCTGGAATACCAGAAAAAGAATAGCCAATAAATTTCGGAGGCTTGATGTCTTTCATGCTACTTCCCTACCTGATGCGCGAATAACAACTGATGTTGCTGCGCTTACAATTGTTGATATAAACCCGCCAGACTCTAATATATGCCCAATTAATTCAGGGAAAAAATAACATTCATTAGGAGCGATAACCCTTGATTTTACTATTAGATTATTCGTGCTGGCAGTACTCCCGTTTGTTACTAGATTAACACTGATCGTTACATTTGAGGCACTTGTATTTGTTGCCGTAAACTTATCAATCACGGTTTTAGCATCAACAGCCGTATATTGAGAAGTTTGTGAATTTTCTGCATATTTTGACGGGATTAAATTTTTAATAGTTACTGTCATAGCGTCCTTTATTGCTCTAATTGAGTGACGGAGAGAATTGACGCTGGAGCGGCTGGAGCAAATGCTGTTGCAGCAACTGAGGTAATACTTACGTTTGTGCTATCTGAAGCGTACATAATTTCAATAAAATCATTTGCAGAAAACGAAATAAGTTCATTTATTGAAAGCACAAAATGTCCGTTATTTAATGAGTTTGATGCCATTCTTGCTGAATTTTGTAAACTAGTTACACCATTCAATTTAACCCATAACCACACAGTTTTCTGCGACGAACTTGTTGATGTAATTTGAACAGAGCACAAAACATTATAAAGCCCAGACTGTTGAATATATATTCTTGAAGTCGGAGATCCAATAGAAACACCGTTTGCAATTTGAGTATTGTCAAATGTTAGCGCGTATTCAGTATTAATTGCTGGAGTGCTTTGTGTTGTTGTTTTTGTGAATTCTCCATAATATTTTTGCTGCTCTATTGTCGGTCTTACAAAAATAATTCCATCAGTTGTTCCAACTTGCAAAACCGCCGCAACCGGGATTACATTGTTCGGAGCCGTTGGTTTAATATTTGTAAATCCACCAGCAACAGTCGGAGAGGCATATAAAATGTCTCCAAGTGAAAAAGAGCTTGTATCAACATCACGAACGAACCCCCAGACTGTGCAATAACCTTTTTGTCCTGTATCCGGCAGGTCATGCGTCATAACCCCGACAATGTAAAGTGATGGAGTAGCACCGTCTGCGAGGTATGGGGCAATGGACAATGCGCTATCAGGAACTGCGCCAGTAAAGCCTACAACCGTCCCATTCTGGATCGTTACTCCAGTGTTGTTCTGAACCCTTGCATAAGTTTCTAACCCTATCTGCTGAACTACACCATACTCCATTCCGAGGTTTAAAGTTTGGTCAGAATCATTCCATGCCATCCTACGGATTTGAGGAGAATTTGGAGAAAATCCATTAAAGTCCAAGTAATCAAATCGCCTAGAATTTCCAGATACGCTCTCTGCTTGATTACCAGCCGATGAGCCTTGTAAATATGCTTCATTTGCCAAGTTGGTAAGCGTTACAATGTCAGCAGGCATAAGGTTGTACACCTCATCCATCATCCGCTCAAATGCCTTTATTGCCTCATGGTTAGGCAAAAACTCAGCGAGTTGATTTCTAGTTAATGGCTGCTTTCTAGACATTTAGCGCCTCTATATTGGCTTCCAACCTTAACATTGATATGTGGGCATCGCTTGTGCCTGTGAACCGCTGCAAACGCCAATTACGAAGTGCTCCTTGTTGAAACCAGACAATCCTTTTATTTGATTGACCTATGGTTCCGGCAGAAACGAATTTCTCTTGACTCCAGTTTTCCCCGTCGGTTGAATATGCCGTGCTAATTGTCGGGGTCGTTCCTAACGCCACCCGCCCAGTTAAAGACACAAGTTCCAACTGATGAATCACCGCCCCTCGGCTTTCATTGTAAATAATAGATGTGCCGAACTGCCAGGTTATTGTCTGGCCATAATGAGTGGAAATAGAATCGTCTAAATAACCATGCACTGACGAGGTCGGATCACCGCAAAGCCATTTGTTATAGCACCACACAAAATTACGCGCTCTGTACTGGCCAACGTTTGTAATACTGCTAACCAACTTAAACCACACCGGAGTGCCTAGAGCATTGGAGGCCGCCCCATCATAAACCCAAGTTTTATTGGGCAGGTGGATGTACAAAAACTGATGTGATTTTGTAGATCGCGCCTCCATTATAACGCTTGAAAGTTGCGCTTCAGTATATGAGGCCAACTCATAATCTATTTCTTGCGTTGATAGTTTCGTGCATTGTCCGTTCGCGCCAATCCAAATCGCATTGTCTTCATGCCTGCCGCCACCTAAAAAAGCCACGGCATCCATGAACACCGCACATGCCTGAGTGCC